TCATATTCTGCGTCAGGACACAACATCGAATCATCAGATCTTAATGGATATATCAACCCTACAGCTACAACTCTTACAGAACAAACAGTTGGAGGGGTAAATTTTAGTTGGACTTCACCAAACTTAGAGGCAGTTCCAAGATGGAAAGTTGTAACTCCAGGATCAGCCTTTTCTCTTCAAGAAACACTAATCACACCAGGATTAGACACAGTAACGACAATATCAAGAACAATAAATACAACAACCACAGTAGAAACTACAACTACATTTGGGCAATAGCTTTACTTCTTTGTCCTACAAAAGTTTTAGCTAATACAACAGTTGCATCGCCTTCAAGTAATGCTCAAGGTGTTGTAAATAATAATGCAACAATGATAACTCCATCATCAATGCCATCTTTTCGCATGAGTCAGGGTATTATCTGTGCTTCTCCTAGTCTTACAATTACTCCTTATGTAACTGATTCTCATACGTTTTCTTTACCTAGAGAAACTGTTACCAGACAGAACATCTATGACGAAAATACTGGAGAGATAAAATATGTACAAGAAACTCCTAGATTTGAGAAAGAAAACTTTAATTTAAATTATGGTATCTCTGCTCAACTGAATATTCCATTAGGTAAATCTCCAGCACTTTGTCATAAAGCAACAGAAATAAATATCAAAAATCAAGAACTACTGTACAAGAAAACCTTGCTTGAAATTTCTCTCCATAGGCTCAAAATATGTGCCGAGCAAGCGAGATTAGGTGTTACCTTCAAACCTAATACTCCTAGTGCTGTTACCTGTGAAGATATTGTAGTATCAGTTCCACCAAATCAAGTTATTCCACATACTCACGAATTAAAAAGCAACTGACGCTCCGACAGAGCAGTGGCAGGAGATGTATCAGTTAGTCCGTTAGGATTGATTGTCATTTAAGGACATAGACAACCTCAGTTCAAAGAACCTAACATACCATTCACAAAGCATGATGCTGGGTCTGGTTGCTTATATATCATATTAACATAAAAAAGGCAGTAGACAAGCACGGGTATTAACTTGCCTACCTAGACACCCTATCCTTCGCCATGTTGAATAAGGTAAATATATTTTACAACAGACCATAAAAAAATAGGTAAGACCCTTCCAAACATCTTACCTATTTCTTGTGTTGCAATGGGATTCTTGGATGAATCACATTTAGTATAGCAGTAAAAATATTACTTTTCTTTCTTTTTGGTTAGTTTTTTAACTAGGTTTTTAATAGCTGGTTTTATTATATTGAGAATAAGAGGGCTACTCGCAGCCACAAGGCCAATAACAGCAGTAGAAACAATAGTGCTCGGTTCTGGGATGTATTGATCCACAAAAGGAACGTTTTCATATAGAGTGATACACTCAATCCCATCATCTCCTCTTTTATGGCCAATGACACGCTCCAATCTTTTTTCGTTACGAAAGTCTCCAACTCTCTGATCTTTTTTCCCAGGACAAGGTTCTAACTCAATATTTTTATCTTTCGGTAACTCTGGTATTTTTGATTGCTTTGTCTCTGGTAAGGGTGGGGTTTCATTATTAACAGGAACTTCTTCTGTAACGACAAGATTCTCAGGTGTATAGTCAAGAGGAATAAAACTAGGAAACGGTACATCGCACGTTGTATATACCCCATTAGGATCATCTAATAACAAATTACGATTACCTGTATTCTTTATATCTCGATGTTGATAAGTGCAACCAGGAACATCAATATCAGGTGGTTTTGCTATGTCAATATAATATTGACTATATGGCTCTGGAACGTCTGGAATATATATCTCAGGAATACTTATATCAGGTATTTCAATCGTAGGCATCTCTAGGAAGGAAAACTTCTACATAGGAATAACATTTAGGACAAGAAAGATTTGATACCATACTGTATTCTCCAGACATTATTGGGTGATCTTCTCCATCTAAACTATGATCTCCACCCCAAATCAGTTCAGTTTTACAATGCCAACAGTTCATTTTTTAATAAAAGGAATAGATTGACCTGTTTCACTGGGTAAAGCGTTATCTAATACTTTAGGCATCATTCCCTGTACACCACCAAGAACTTTATTCATCATTTTTGTCTGGAACTGTTCTGAAGTTACATACTTGTAACCAAAGTACCCTCCACCAATAACAGAAGTTACCATTACAAATGAGACAATACTCAAAATGTTAGCAATTTTTTGAAACATGATAAAATTTGCAATTTTAAGAGCTATGTCAGTTATGACATTTGCTACATTACTGTTAATTATAGGTCTATCTCCTCTCTACGTCACGATGAGCCTTATGACAAGACAAATGCAGGAACTTAAGCGTTAGGATCTACTGGATATTGTGTCATGTTAGGTGTTACAACACCATCTTTTTCTGTTGACCCATAAAGAGTAACTAAAGCTGCGGTATCTGCACAGTTATCAATCTCTGTCTCTCTGGTCAAACAAGCAGTTCTAACAGCAGTTCTGTAAGTTTTTATTGCTGTAGGAATAGCTTTTGATGCTTCATATTTCCTAATAACATACCAATCATATTTAGCCAACAAAGAACCAGCAGTATCCTTTTCTTGTGCCTTCAATACTGACTTAACACCTTGTATTACCATCTGACTGCCATCTTCATTTTTTAATAAATTACCCTCTTCATCTGTTGCATTTACATCATCTAATGCTCTTGCAGTTCCATCATTCCAATAAAAACGTGAGTCATATGTTGGTGCATCAGCAACCTCAGTAATACCAAGATCTTTTTTCTCTTGTGCTGTTGATAGTCTTAACCAGTTAGCAGGGTAATGTATATCCCCTACTGTAAAGGGAACATCAACTGCTAATGGGTTTCCGTTTAGTAAAAAAGCCATATCTATATACTACCTTGCTCTTACGTTTTTGAAAGGAGATTCCGCAAATGCTAAATAAATATATGTTGCACCACTAGAGTTTGGATTATTAGAAGTTCTTGCTTTAAAACCATTCGATAGAAAATCTATATCATTACTTCCACTTGTATCTGCATTAGCTGCACTTGGTCTTAAAAATTTCTCAACAGGATTAAATGAATCTCTTTTATTATCAAACATAGACCATGCTTCAGTAGAAGTACTATTCTTAAAAATTACTAGTGCGGGTTTAAACGAGGTGAAGACAAACGTGCCATCTGCATTGCCGTTGCCTGTATATGACCCAAACTTGCTATACCCTGCTACTTCGCTGAAACAGTAAGCTACATAAGTCCCTGAAGAACCATTTACTGAGGAACTTGTACCTATACTAAATACTGAGCTTGATGGTGCTGTACTATTCCAAACATTTGTCTGTTGAGATTGTGCGTCAGTTGACTCAAGATTTATTCTATAAGTCCAATTTGTAAGCCCATTATGACCAACCCTCCAATTATTAACACTATTTCTTCTTTTTACAATTACTGAAGCAGGAGCAACACCTAACCCATGACCAACAGTTGTGTTTGAACCTGTTCCTGTATAGGTAACAATAGAAAAACCTGCTGTTGCATTTACTTTTACAGTTGATTGAATAGATCCATCAAAATTACTTGATCCAAGAGTTGAGTTTGTATTAATCGCACCTCCCATTCCACTATGCTGTGTGCAGTAATAGTACAAAGTAGGAGCAGAGGCAGCTACAACAATTTGTGTATAAGCACCAGATTGTCCAGGTGTACCAGCAGTAGTAACTCCTGTTGTATATTCAGTTCCACCACCATGAGTACCATTTGATGTTGTAGAAAATCTTAAAGGATGTCCAGCATTAGAGCTGTCAGATTGATCGAAGATGTAAGTACCACCTTCTGCAAGATCAAGAGTTACAGCAGACGTTCCAAAATCATCAAACCTATACTTATTCCCAGAATCAGAAACAACTTTTACTGTATAAGTCTTGCCATCTGTATCACCAGCGTTCCAGTTCCATGCAACATAATTTTCATTATTTTCGTTTACATTTCGCCTGTTATATCTCGATCACTTGAGTCATTACCCGTATAAAGCAAAGTATTAAAATGCTGGCTAGGTAGCTTTATTGTTGGGTCGGGTAAGTTTGCTGAACACATAGCCAAAGCATTGGCTGGAACTGTATATTTAAAATCTCCTTTTCCATTTGCATCTGCATTGCCACCAGCAGAAAGTGTACCTGCAAAAGTACTATCTTGACCAAAATTTGCCGTACAAGTAATAGAAGCACCACCTGTCACAGACATTATTGATATACCAAATCCTTCATGGCCTCCAGTTTTATTATTAAAAAATGAATTTCCTAATGCTGACCCACTTGTAGGTGTAGATTGATTCCAAGAACCAGAACCATCACCCCATTGACCATTCTTTCCGTAATAAACTGTTTTAGCATCCATATCCATATAAATACAAAGAACATCATTTGTTGAGATACTTGCACCATAAGTATCTGTTGTACCAGAACCACTTAGGTTCTTAAGTATTTGTCCTGTATTAAAATTTACTATGTTATATCTTGGTCTATCGGTTGTAGGAGATTCTTCAACAGCATAAGGTATAATTCCAGCAGTTTGATTTCCAGAACTACTGGTTGCCATTACTTCTGCGTACCATTTACCAGAAGTGGGAAGAAAAGTGCTTATTGCTATTCTATTTTGAGTACCAGCACCACCAGAACTTCCAGTAGTATACTTTAAATTTCCTTCAGCTAAAACTACACCACTAGCCTCTGGAGTAGAGTGCGTTCTAAGAACCGCAAAGTTATTAGTAGGACTATCTTTTACAGCATCACCAGTTACGAAATTACTTGGTGTGAAGTTGTTGCCGTTGCCAGAAGAGTCCTTGCCGAGTGTTGTTGCAGTCGTTCCAGAATTATCTGCAAATTTTAATCTAAAACCATTAGTTCCAAAAGTTAATCCTGATGTATCTATAGGAACCCATTGCCCTGTTTCTGAATTTGTTTCTGCAAAAGATGCTGGTGTTAGTTGTAACCCATCAATAAAAGTAGCCTCTGCCAGGTATCCATCAAAAGGAG